CTACACGCCGCTCTTCCGATCTTATCTGCCCGCCGTCGTGCTCCTCGCACTCATCTTCCTGAAGTTCTCGATCCGCCTGACCATGGTGGCCAGCACGCTCGCTGCGGTCCTGCTGTGCGCGTTCGTCCAGGACATGCCCTGGCGCACGATCGGCGAGACGCTCGTGCTGGGCTTTGCGCCCGAGGACCCGGGGGTGGCGAAGATGCTCGCGGGCGGCGGCCTCGTCTCGATGCTCCCCGTCTGCGCGATCATCCTGATCTCTTCGACCTATTCGGGCCTGCTCGAGGGCACGGGCCTCATCGCCCGTCTCAAGGGACTGCTGCCCGGCGTCGCGCGCCGCCTAACGCCCTTTGGCGCCGTCCTGACGACGGCCGTCGTCACCTGCGGCATCGCCTGCAACCAGGCCCTGCCCGTGATGCTCACGAACCAGCTCTGCGACGAGGTCCGCCCCGACCGCCAGAAGATGGCGATCGACCTTGAGAACACCGTCATCGTGATCGCGCCGCTCATCCCGTGGTCGATCGCGGGCGCCGTGCCCATCGCCTCGGTCGGCGCACCCGCGGCCTGCGTGCTCGCGGCGTTCTACCTCTGGTTCCTGCCGCTCTGGCAGTGGATCCTCGCATTCGTCGAGCGTGCGCGGCAGACTCGCGGAGCCTGATCCAGACGACCTCTGACGCCGCCGGACTCAAAAAAGCAAAAAAATGGAGCACGTTTCAGCGCTAAGAAACGTGCTCCAAATCGTACTACATGTCTGTACGTTGTCTGACTGGTCTACATGCGGCCCAAACGCACAGTAGTAGGACCGCCCCTCAGTCGACCAGATATAGCTCCATTGGCGGAAGCGGTGTCCGTAGAACCACCTCGCCACACCCTCGACACGACTTCGACAGAATTGGCGCGAAAACGGTGCTAATCAACGGGGAGCGAGGTACTATGACAGGGTTGGCGACAAACGTGCGACGCGAACTCGCCCAAAATTCGTCGCCTGTCTTTATGGCCAACTTTATGGCCAAGGTTCTCACCCATGAAAGTCACAGCAAAAAACATCAATAGCCTGCCAGAGGGCATGCACAGGATCGATAGGTGTCTGTACGTCCGTCAACGTGAGGGCAAGCGCCCCACGTTCTACTTTGTCTACACGATCCTCGGAAAGCGCAAGGAGCTTTCCATCGGTCCGGTGTCAGGCATCACGATCACTCAGGCCCGCGCAAAGGCCGCTGAGTACCATCATCTACTAGAGACTGGCGTCGACCCGCAGGCCGCCAAGAAAGAAAAGCTCCGATCCATGAGAGACGCCGGAACTGTTGACAAGGCCGCGTACACTTTCGCCGACCTGCTCCGTGAGGCGCTGCCGACAATAGCGAACGCGAAGCGCTGGAGGAACGCGAAGCATCGAGCGCAGTGGCAGTCCACGCTCGAGACATATGCCCTGCCTGTACTCGGACCCAAGCCCGTCGAGGACGTAACGCGCGACGACGTCCTTGCCGTCCTCGGGCCGATCTGGGACTCCAAGTCCGAGACCGCGAGTCGCCTGCGCGGCAGGCTCGAGGCCGTCTTCTCCTACGCGATTGCCACAGGCAAGCGAGTCGCAGCGAACCCTGCGACGTGGAGAGGGAACCTCGATCTCTTCCTGCCGCCGCCCTCTCGTGTCCAGAAGGTCGAGCACCATGAAGCTCTATCTCTTGACGAGACTCGGGCGCTCCTCGAGGAATGGAACCCGCCCAAGTCGATCAGTGCGAGCGCGATCATCTTCGGCATCCTGACCGCCAGCCGTGTCGGAGAGTTCGTAAAGGCGCGATGGAGCGAGATCGACTTCGACGCCCGAGTCTGGGTAGTGCCGCCCGAGCGTCGAAAGGACCAGAAGCCATACCCCCACCGCGTGCCGCTTTCCGACCAGGCTTTGTACATCCTCAGCCAGATCGAGCGGAAAGGCGAGTATGTCTTTGCCCGGTCGGCGGGTTCACACATCTCACTGGAGACGCCGCGCGTCGTGCTACAGAAAAAGGTCGGCCACGGGACAATGCACGGCTTTCGCTCCACTTTCCGTGACTGGACCGCCGAGCAGGGGTTTGACCGCACGCTTGCAGAGAAAAGCTTGATGCACGCAACGGGCAACGAAGTCGAGCAGGCGTATCAGAGATCGGACTTGCTCGAGCAGAGGCGTCCCATAATGCAGGCGTGGGCCGACGCCGTCTGCCCGCTAGACGCTATCAAGCGTTGTGTACACTGAAACACGCCTCCAGCGTACACAACGGTTTTTGCGTACCTTAAATCGTCATTCAGGGCAGACGTTTAGGCTGTGGCAGTAGCGTTTACAAGCGATTTTTCAAATCTCCCATCATTTATCCCATCACCACGACAAAAGAAACGATCCCGACCGACTGGCAAAAACGAAACCCCGCCTGCCGTAAAGGTAAGCGGGGTTTCTAGCAGAGCCCGTTAAGCGCGAACGCCCAGAGCGGGAAGGACAGGATTTTTCAACGCTCCCTATAAATGAGCGTCAATACTCTCGTAGCCCGTATAGATTTGCCTCGCGGAGCGGCGGAAATTTCTAATTACGTAGAATTCTACATAATTAGAGCTATATCAGACCCGATGCCCCAGGCTATCAATTACGAATAAAAAGGAAACCGCGCGGAGTGAGCATCCACTGGTTCGGAGAATATGACGTCATACCCCAGTGCAGCTCTCTGGATAACCGGAGATCTAGGCTTGCGCGGTGTTGTTACGACCATTTTACCAGCGTTGGTAACTTGGTCTTCGGCTAAATGTTCGTCTAACGAAGTTTTTATAGGCGCCATCCTCAAACCGTTGGGGCGAAATGATTACAAGGCAATTTCGACCCATTTTGACGCCACCCCTTCGTCTAAGTTTTCGGCCAAATTCGTCTACAGCTTCGTCATTGACTGACGATCTTTGTCAGAGCGTCCTTGTCTATCGCAGTCCGCTCAGAAAGCTCGACACCTCGTCGAACCAGCTCTGCGCCTCGCTCGACAAGGCCTGCGCAGCGGGCAAGCTGCTCTCTTTCAAGCTTGCAGGCACCGGCACGGGCTGCGGACAGTCGACTGCGGGCCGCGGCGGCCTCACGGCGCACCCTGTCAAGGTCGCCAGACAAGTCACTAGCGCGAGCCAGTGCGGCATCGCGCACCTCCCACGCTTCAACCAGGCTCTGTGCATAGGTTCTCTCCTTCTCACGATACTTGGCCTCAAGGGCCTGCGCACGAGTGGCGTAGTCCTCACGCAGTTCAGCGATGTCCTGCCCGTACAGGGCGGCGGCATACTGGTAGCCCGCGACGAAGATCCCGACGCCTGCGGCTACAGAACCCGCCGCCTTCATCCAAGAAGCCATCTCGTTTCCTCATCATTTCAACGCGTCACGCCACGCCTTGACTGCCTTCGCCATTCCCCACGCAATCGCTACGCCCCCGAGCGCCAAGAAAACGACGTACATCCCGACAGCCTGCCACGTCAGTTCCTCTTCCATCATCAGCTCTCCAAGCCGCAGTGCGGCTATCAAATTTGGTAAAATATCTCCCATAGACACCTTTCGCGTTTTGGGTCTTACGAGCCGTTCAGGATTCCGCCCCTGAGCGGCTTTTCATTTCTGTGGCGTCTAGCTCACAGCTTCCATCCCTTCACGGGATTCAGGTAAATACCGACGTACTGTGCCTTCTTGTCTCGGGATCCCCACAGCTTCCAACCCACGTTGATCCGCACACAGCACGGCCTGCCGAGCAACCTGTAGTGCTTGATGTAGTACAGCTGGAACGCGATGAGCTTCCCATCGCGGCGGCAACGCCTGCGGCACGTGCCTGACACGCCGTTCGTGTCGGAGGCATTCTCATCGCCAGTCACCTCCCACGAGTCGCTCGAGCGCACCTCGACCCCGAGCACATTGATGTCGAAGCCGTAGCATGTATTGCGCCACATCCACGCGACTCGACGTTTGTACGTCGCCCAGGCATCCGTCCCCGGCCATCGTTGCCAGTGGCCCTCGTCGCCGTCTGCGTCGTTGTCGTCAGTGGCGAACCAATCGAGCCATTTCGGCAGACGGTGCGTTTCCTTGTCCACGAAGAACGGAAGAACGGGCGCGAGGATCAAGCCGACGAGAAGCATCAGGTAGCTCAGAGGCATCGAAAGAAGCCAACGCAAGTAGACCATCTCAGTCCTCCCCAAGGAAAAGCTTCGCTTCGGACTTGCGGCGGCGGACGAGCCCCGGAAGCTCCTTGCCGCCCGCCTTCGTGATGTCGAGGAACTGATGCGCGGCCTGCTCGACGTCGCCTGCATTGAGGGCCCTCATGAGCCTCGGGCAGTTGTGCACGACGTAGGACGCGCCCACGTTGAAAGCAAGCGAGACAAGCGCCACGTACTGGCCCTCAGTCACGTGCACGTTGACGAACGGCGCGAGCTCGCGCTTGACCTCTTCGATGTCCTGTCGTAGCAGCTCCCTCGCCTGCTCGTGGGTGATCTCGTCGTGCTCTGTCACATCCTGTGTATGTCCGACGCCAATCGTCCAGATGCCCGCAGGACACTTGTACGCGACGAGCTCGCAGCCCTCCCATGCCTCAATGAAATCCATCGCGCACTCGGGCGCGTATTCGCCAAAGGTTTTCACTTGCCTTCCTCCTTGTCCAAATCCTCCTTCGTCACGCCGAGGCGCTTCTCGAGCACGATCTCAAGCAGTCTGATCAGGCGAGTTCCGCCCCAACCAGCCATACCTGACAAGGCTCCGCAGAGGTTCGGCGGAAAGCCTTCGTAAGACATGACCTCGTAGCAAATCAAACCGCAGATCGCGCTGATCAAACCGTGGAGCAAAAACTCTTTGAGCGAAAACGGGCGGCCTTCCTGTACCGTCAGTAAGTAGTTAAGCCAGCCGCAGATAGCCGCAAAGGCTCCTGAAGCTGATACCGCCTGTAGCTCGTTTATCACTTCTTTTTCGGGCATCCCGTTTCCCTAATAAAAAAGCCCCCGATTTCTCGGAGGCCGTGAGTTACTTCGAATTGAAAGGCTTCGACTGGTGACCAAGATTTGCCACCGCGTCTGTCAGTTTCTTCTCGTTCGCAAGAACTTGAGTGAAGCCGTTTTGGAGGTCAGACTCGACCTGAGTCAATCGAGCCTCAAGCGCTTCAAAGCGCTCTTTGATCGCCTTTCCCAAGGCTTTCCCGTCTGGAAGCGTAGTCGCCATTACTGTTCTCCGTTATAGCCTTTGGAAAGCGCATCGAGCGCAGATGCGATCTCTGTCGTAGAGCAGGACAGGTAGTCTCGGTAGTTGTAATCGGTGCCCATGAAGGCGTTGTACAAGCAGACGTACTGTTCAATTGCAACCACTCT